GTATGAAGACATCGACTGTCCGAACTGCGGAACTCCGGCTAGCCGGACGATCGTCAACCGGTCCAAGTTGTGATTGAGCACCTGAATGGCTGCGACTGCCCGGAGGCGCGTCTGCTCCGGGTGGTCCTGGCCGGGCCGCTCGGCGTGTCCGTCGACGCGCTGGCCGACGTCCGGGCCGCCGAGATGCTCCGGAGCATGTCCCATGAGCTGTCCGCGGCGATGCCGGCGCGGCGCGGCGTGGCGTACGCGGACCTGGCCCGGATCCGGGACACCTACGAGCGTCCGCCGTTGTCCGCGGGGGCGATCCGAGCCCAGACCGCGGCCAGTTGGGACGCGTTCGAGCGGGCACACGGGTACCGCTGACCTGCGGTGTGACGCGTGTGACGCCATGTCCCGTTTACATCTCGTGCGTGCGCACACGTACGCGCGCAGGAGGCGTAGTGCTAATGTCGCGTCACACGCGTCACATGATCTTCGGAGGTAGCACGCATGATCCAATTGGGCCCTGATCCGGGTGGGGATGTGGAGCCAATGCCGAGAGTGGTCGGCGTTCAGGGTGACATCGCCGAACTGGTCGCCGTGAACGTCCTGATCGGCCGATTCCGGTACGTCGCCGGCCTGGGTTGGCACCAGTACGTCGGTGGGTGCTGGGTAGAGCTGCCCAAGACCAGCAACCTGGTGCACGACGCTGTCCGCGAGTTCCTCAAGATGAAGGTGGACGACTACCGCGCCGAGGACCGCGGCGGCCAGGCGTCGCTGTGGAAGGCGGCACTCACCCACCGGTTCGTGGGCGGTGTGCTCGGGCTGGCCATGAACATGAACGGCGTCTTGGCCGACCCGTCCGAACTCGACCACGGGCCGGACCTGGTCAACTGCCGCAACGGGGTCCTTGACCTGCGCACGGGCATGATCAACCGGCACAACCCCGGCCTGCTACTCACCAAGCAGACCGGCGCCACCTACGAACCGGGCGCACAGTCCCGCACCTGGGATCAACTGCTGGAGGCCGTGCCGACCGACGTCCGGCCGTGGCTACAGCTGCGATTCGGTCAAGCCCTGTCCGGATGGTCCGAGCAGTCGTTAGTTCTCACCGTGGGTGGCGGGCAGAATGGCAAGTCGACGTTCATGGCCGCCGTCCTGCGCGCATTCGGGTCCTATGCAGGTCTGATCAGCCACCGTGTGCTACTGCAGTCCAACAGCGGGCAGCACCCCACCGAGCTGATGGACCTGCGCGGGCTACGGCTCGCACTGCTGGAGGAGACGCCGGAAGAGGGCAACCTGGACCCCCACCAGTTGAAAGCCGTCGTGGGCACGCCGTACATCACCGCACGCCGAATGCGCCAGGACTCGATCACCTTCAAGGCCAGCCACAGCCTGTTCATCAACACCAACCACTACCCGCTGGTCTCGACCACCGACCACGGCACCTGGCGCCGGCTCGTCGCCTGCCGCTTCCCGTTCACCTTCGTCACCCCAGGCGACGCCGAGGAGCTGCGTGCGGGCGAACGATGGGGTAATCCCGATCTTGAGTCCCTCATTGACCGCGATCCGGACCTGCCGGCCGCCGTGCTCGCCTGGGTGGTCGAGGGCGCGCGCCGCTGGTATGCGCAGCGCGCCAGCCTGCACACCCTGCCACCGAGCGTCCGTCAGGCCACCACCGAGTGGCGCGCGGACAGCGACGTCGGCTACCAGTTCGCAGACGAGTTCCTGGAGTTGGCACCCCACCATCTCATCCCGTCCAGCTACCTGACCGACAAGTTCAACGAATTCCTTGAGGCGCAAGGGAAGCGCAAGTGGTCGGCTCGTGTCGTGACCGGCCGCCTGCCGAAGTCGATCGAGGCAGCACTAGGCCGCGAGGTCGGCACCGACCGACGTCGCGTGCTCGCCCGGCACGTGCTCGGCATCGCCGACCCGTTCGATTCGCACACCCATACCCTCAAACCTGAAACGTTCGTGCGCGCCTGGGAGGGCATTCGCTTCAAGTCGGACAACGGCGCCTACCCCACCACCGTGGTCGCGCCAGAGCCGGCACCCGTCCAGGCGTACGAGGATGTCCCACTACCGCTGGAGTTGCCATGAAGATCAACGTCGTCCGAGTATCACCGGCGCTGGAGACGCACCCCCTGTTCGGCGCTCGTCGCTGCTGTCAGCAGTGCGAGTTCTGGCAGGGGGTTGCGTGGGCCGGCACGTTCGCGCCTGTTCAGCACGTTCACTACGAGCCCCTTGACGACGACCTGGAGGTGATCACGTGGCCGGAGGTGCGGTGAGCTACTGGGATTGGTGGGTGTTCACGTTCCCCATCTGGTCGCTGTTCGCCTACCTGGCCGCAGGCGGGTGAGCAAGGCGTGGCGCAACGGCAGCACGCCGGCCTGGCGCCGCGTGCGGCTGTTCGTGCTGCGCCGAGACAAGTGGCGCTGCCAACTCCAGCTACCGGGTGTGTGCGTGGTGGATGCGGACTGTGCCCACCACACCCTGGGCCGGGCCGTGACCGGCGACGACCCACGCCACGTCGTCGCCGCGTGCACACCATGCAACCTCGCGGTTGGTGAACCGGCAACACACACACCTCAACCACGGAGAGTGACGGAATGGTGAACGACCGGGTGTTTCACGTGAAACATAATCGACTGTCCAATGTGTACTCGACCGCGAACGGGGCCGGTTTGTCCCGCGACGGTCGGGCCGTGTACACCCGCCTGCGTGTTTCTCTCCCCCCGTGCCGCGAGGTTGGCCGGTGAGCGCCGATCCAGACGAGTCCGACCAGATCAGCCCAGAAGTGGCTGGGTTCGTCACAGACGCGCTCAGGGCGACCACGGAGGTTCCGGTCACGCTGGTCGACATCGACCGGATCCACGGCCGCACCGCGCCGCGCATCTGGACCCGGCCGCTCCGGTCGCTGACTCCGGACACGACGTACGGCTTCCGGTTCATCACGTGGTGTGGCGACCAGGGCTACCCGCTCGATCCGTGGCAGCGCTGGTGCGCGGTGCACGTCGGTGAGCTGTTGCCGGACGGGCGTCCCCGCTTCCGCCGCGTGGTGATCATCGTGGCGCGGCAGAACGGCAAGACACTGCTGCTGATACTCCTGATCTTGTGGTGGGCGTACGAGGACTCGCGACTACTGATCGTGATGACGTCGACCAACCTTGACTACGCGCGGGAGTCGCTGTTCCAGGCGGCAGAGATGGCCGCTGCGCGGGTCGCCCTGCCGCGCGGCTTCCTGCGACTCCGCGACGTCCCGCACGCCGAGGTGCGGCAGGCGAACGGCCAGGAACGGATGGTGGCACCCGTGCGCCGGATCGATCCGGACGACGAGGAGTCGCCGACCGTGGGTGGGGGCACGGCCATGATCAAAGCTGCGAGCGGGAAGTCAGGCGGCCGGTCGCTGCCTATCGACCGCCTGGTGTCGGACGAGGTGCGGGAGCAGACCACGTGGGACGCGTACAACGCGGGCAAGCTCGCCATGAACGCACGGAAGAACGGTCAGGGGTTCTTCATCAGCAACCAGGGCGACCACACCGCCGTGGTGCTCCGTGGCCTGCGCAGGACCGCCATGAGTGGCCAAGACCGGCGGATCGGCATCTTTGAATACTCGTGCCCGAAAGGGTCGCGGCCCGACGACCTCGGCGCACTGCGGTACGCCAACCCGAACATGGGCACGCGCACCGACCACGACATCGATCCTGAAACGCTGCTCGGCGACGCGCTCACCGCGATGCAGGAGGGCGGCGCGGCGCTCGTGAAGTACAAGACAGAGATCATGTGCATGGATGTCCCGCTGTTGGATCCGGCGATCGACATCGACAAGTGGCGCACGCTGGCCGGTGGCGGGGACATGTCCAAGCTCCGCACTCGAGTGGCGACCTGTCTGGACGTCTCGCCGGACGGCACGCACGCGGCGCTGGTCGCGGCCGCCGTCGACGTGGACGGCAGGGTGCGCGTCGAGGTCGTCCGCGTGTGGGACAACCTGGGGACACTCCAGCGGACGTTGCCGCTCGCGGTCGCGCGGGTCAAGCCGCGGGTGTTCGCGTGGTTCCCGGCTGGCCCGGCCGCGGGTGTCGCCACCAAGCTCGCCGCGCGCAAGCAGCGCCGCTCGGCTGCCTGGCCACCGGCCGGTGTCGAGGTGCGGGAGATCCGCACCGAGGTGCCGGCTGTGTGCATGGGGCTGGCGCAGGAGGTCAAGGACGGCACGCTCGTGCACCCGAATGACCCGCTGATCAACGCGCAGGTCGAGGACGCACAGCGGCACGACATCGGCGACGCCTGGGTGTTCGGCCGGCGCGACTCGGCGGGTCCGATCAACGTGGTGTACGCCGTGGCCGGCGCCGTGCACGAGGCACGGATGTTGCCGGAAGCGCCGCGCGGCCGACGCCTGGTGATCGCGACGTAGCGGCCACACCGGTTTAGGGGGTTACACTCCGCGCATGGGCTTCTGGTCATGGGTGGGGCAGGCGATCGGGCTGGGCAACGCGGCCGACCTCGCGACGTTCGCGGTCGAACCGGGGGACGTGCCACCGTTCATGCCGGTCAACCAGACCATCGTCAGCCTGACGTCCGTTTTCGGACCGGTGAACCGCGAGCGGGCGTTGTCCGTGTCGTCCGTCCAGAAGGGGCGCAATCTCATCTGCTCGGTGGCCACCCTGCCCATGCGGCAGGTCGACACGGCCAACCGGCCGGTGCGGTCGCCGCTGTTGGAGCAGTTCGATCCGGACGTCCCGAACGTCGTCCACATGGCACAGACGTTGGAAGATCTCCTGTTCGACGCCATTGGTTGGTGGAAAGTAACGTCACGGGATTTCGAGGGCTACCCGATGGCGGTGCGCCGGCTCGATCCGGGCACGGTCAGCATCAACCCGCCGATCGGCCGCACGCTGGCGCCGCTCCCATCCGGGCAGGATCCGCGTGGCGGGACGGTATGGATCGATGGTGTGGAGACGGCCGGCCGCGAGGTGATCCGGTTTGACTCGCCGAACCCCGGCCTGCTCCGGGTCGGTAGCCGCGCCATCCGCCGCGCCATCCTGCTCGACGCCACCGCGGAGCTGTACGCGAACAGCCCGTACGCACGCGAGTTCTTCACCGCCGCGGACGGCATCGATCCCGAGGACGAGGAAGAGATTCAGCAGTTCCTTCGCGAGTGGACAGAGGCGCGCCGCAACGACACCGCGGCCTACGTGCCGGCCGCGTACAAGCACGAGACCGCGACCACGATCAGCCCCGCGGACATGCAACTCGTCGAGCTGTCCCGCGGCGTGAGCCTGGATCTGGCCAACGCGATCGGTGTGGACCCGGAAGACCTAGGCGTGTCAACGACTTCCCGCACCTACGCCAACGCGGTCGACCGACGCATCGACAAGATCAACGAGGTGTTGGCGCCGTTCATGCGGGCGATCACGGACCGGCTCACCATGGGCGACGTCACTAAACGCGGCCGACGCGTGGTGTTCAACCTGAACGATTACATGAAGTCGAACCCGACCGAACGGTGGGGTGTCTACGAAAAGGCGCAGAACATGGGAGTGATGGACGTGTCCGAGATTCGCTCCGCAGAGGAACTCCCTCCCGCCGCGAGCGGTGACGCAGCGGGGGGTGATGGCGCGACGGTCACCCCGCTTCCCACCCGTAGCGGGGTGGCCGCCAGTGCCCGGAGCGCGCACGGGTTCGACGGCGCCACGGACGGACAGCACAACTTCCGGATCGGCGGCGCCACCCACCGGTTCAATGTGGACGGTGCCCGCCGCGTGATCTCCGGGCTTGCGTTGCCATACAACACCATCGGCATGAAGTACGGCATGAAGTTCCGCTTCCGGCCGGGGTCTCTCCAGTACGGCGACGTGTCCCGTGTCAAGCACTATCAAGATCACATCCGGCCGGCTGGCAAGGCGCTGTCGATCGACGACAACAGCACCGAGCTGAACGTGAGCCTGTCCGTCGCCCGCGGCCCCAACGGCGATGAGCTGCTACAGCTCGCCGAGGACGGCGTGTATGACGGGCTGTCGGTCGGCACCGAGTTCAGTTTGGACCCGGAGGTCGGCGACATCGAGCTGATGGACGACGGCGTGTACGACGTCGTACGCGCCGACCTCCGTGAAGTCAGCACCACCCCCATGCCCGCGTTCGACGATGCTCGCGTGACCAGTGTGGCCGCGAGCCGCACCAGTGGAGGAACCATGCAGAAGTG